GCTGGCCAGCCATGGCTCACGCCTGATGAAGTCCGAGCAAAGGAAGGTCTCTAAATGGAGATTGAAACACGCCACATCGAGATGCGTCTCGATGACGACGCCGAGGGAACGATTCGCGGTATCGCCGTACCATACGGCCAGACCGCAGACATCGGCACTTACCAGGAGCAGTTCGCACCTGGTGCCATTCGCTCAGTCGAGGATGTCAAGTTGTTCTACGGCCACCAGCACGATGACCTGCCGATTGGCAAAGTCATTGAAGGTCGCGACACCGAGGAGGGCTTCGAGATCGTTGCCAAACTCACCAAAGGCGTTCAGCGCGCAGACGAGACTCTTGCTCTCATGCGCGACGGCGTTCTAAACAAGTTTTCGATTGGTTTCAAGCCAGTCGAACAAACTCGTGAAGGCAAAGTCATCACGAGAACCCTCGTTGAGTTGTTTGAACTCAGCGTGGTACCCTGGCCGGCGTTCGCTGGCGCAGGAATCACCCAAGTTCGCGAGGAACAGGAACCAGCCGAGGCTGAGACTGAACCGACCGACGACATCCAAGAAAGTGAGAGCTCATTGTCTGAAAACACTGAACTCGATGTTCGCGCGATTCAGGATGAACTCGTTGAAGTTCGTCGCCTGGTCGAGGCTGGCATCACCCCACAGGCTCCAGTTGCACCAGCAGGTTCAAAGTTCCGTTCAATCGGTGCTTTTGCAAAGGGACTAGCCACTGGCGACGTTGACGCAGTTGAGGCCGCTCGTGCCGCTTCTGATTCTGGCGACGCTGGAATCGTTCCACCGTACTTTGGTTACATCAACACCCTTATCGCCAACAACCGCCCAACCCTAAACGCGTTCTCGCGTGCAGCGTTGCCAGCGACTGGCGTAACCGTTGAGTACGCCAAAATCAACTCAAACACCCTAGCGGTTGGCGAGCAGGACCCAGAAGGCGAAGCGCTATCGTTCGGTAACCTAACCTTCGAAGTTGTCTCAGCTGACGTCAAGACCTACGGTGGTTACACCTCGTTCACTAAGCAGTACGTTGAGCGTTCACAGGTCAACACCCTAGACGCAGTATTCGAAGGCCTAGCCATTCAGTACGCTTCGGCAACGAACGCACGCATGGTTGCAGTTCTAAACGGACTCGACTGGACTGGCAAGACCTTCGACGCAGACGGCCAGACCGCCTCGTCACTTGCTGAAGGTATCGCCAACGGTGCATCGTACATTTTCCAGAACAGCGGTCTACGCCCAGAGTTCATCATCGCAGCGCCAAACGCTTATGTGAACATTGTCAAGGTCGCAGCTGGAGACGGTCGCCCGGTTCTATCGCTAAACAACGACGGTTCAAACACCATTGGTTCGGCTAACATCCCTGGTCTATCGGGCTCGGTATTCGGTTTACCAGTGATCGTTGACCCACAGTTGGCTTCGGGCGTTGTCTACATGGCTAACTCTGCTGCTCTCATCTCGATGGAGTCTGGCAGCGTGAGATTGACCGACTCGGACATCACCACGCTAACCGATTCTGTGAGCATCTACGGTTACATGGCTGTGGCTGTTCCTCGCGCTGGCGCAATCGTCAAGCTCGACGTAACCGCCTAGGACTCATCGTGGCAGTGACGCTCCAGCAGTTCAAAGATTACGTAGGCACTAAAGACGTGTCAGACTTCCCTCAACGCTGCCTCGACGCAGGCTTGGCTGAAGTCAACTTGATGATTGGTGAGGTTACAACTGTGCCCACCGCCATCAAAGACGTCTGCACGCTGCAAGTAGCCTCTGAACACTGGAACCGTCGCTCCGCTCCAAGTGGCATCGCTCAGTTCGCTGAGGGTACCGGGCAGGGGATGCGTGTATCTCTCGACACTAAACGGTCGGTTTATGCGCAGCTCCTGCCCTACTTGGGCTGGTCTGTATGAGCGAAGTTGGTGCAGCAAAGGCAGAACTTGCCCTGACTCTACAAGAGGCTGGGTTGGACGTCTATGACTACATCCCTGAGCGTGTGACTCCACCAGTGGTTGTTATTCGTTCAGGTTCGCCATACATCGCACCTGGCTCTGTTGGTTCTGTTTACGACGTCAACCTCGAGCTAGTAATCGTGGCTGGTTTTGCCACAAACGAAACCACAACCGATGACCTCGACGATCTAATCGAACAAACACTAAACGCAATACCGGCCGACGCAGGCGTGGGCAGTGTTGCACAACCGTACTTGCTTGTCATGAACGGCAACGACCACCTGGCAACGACAATCAACGTTGACCTACAAATCTCAATCTAAAGAAAGGTTCGGGTAGATGCCAATCTCAACCAGAATCAAAGCCTCGAACATCAAGTTCACCATTAACACCACCGACTACTCTTTCGACGCTGACTCGATTGAACTGGCTCTAACTGACGCTCCTGGCGCACAGCAGACCTTCTCTGAAGTACAGCCGTTGCAAGAGTGGAAACTAACCATCAACGGTATCGCTTCGGGCGACAGCACTTCGCTGTACCAGTTGCTTTTCGCTAACTACGGTACTCAGGTTGCGTTCAAGCTTGCGCCGAACGGAAACACCACTGCTACCTCGTCACAGCCAATCTGGGAAGGCACCGTGTTGTTTGACACCTTGCCACCGCTTTCGTTGGTATCGGGTGAGATCATGCAGTTCACCACCGAACTAACTGTGATCAACTCGGTTCACACTCCAAGCGCGACTCCACCGGTCTACTTCGGTCTAACGAAAAAGACCAGCTAGTAACCGTGGCTACTGTCGGCCAGGTCGGCGGTTCCATTCGCGTCACAGGGCTTCGGGAAACTATCAAGCAACTCGAAGCCCTGGGCGCGTCTAAGCAAGAAATCGTTGATGCAAACGTAAGAGCTGCTACTACCCTAAAAATTGCTGCTCTACCCTTGGTACCTGTACGCACAGGTAATCTAAAACGCTCTTTACGAGTATCCAAAGCTAAGGAATATGCTCAAGTTATGATTGGCAGCAAAAAACTGCCCTACGCAAACCCGATTCACTGGGGATGGTTCTATGACAAAGACTGGTTCATTCAAAAGAACATCAAGCCCAACCTGTTTTTGTATCGTGCGCTTGGAAGTAAGTTAGATACAATCATGAGTGAATACAACCAAGATATGCAAAACCTCATTAACAAATACGGACTCGGAGACAAACTATGACCATCGACTTTGACACAATGACGCTCAACGAGATTGAGCAAATCGAACTGCTTACTGGTAAAAGCATCGACTCGATCATGGATGACGGTGCACCGCGTGGCCGAGTATTCAAGGCCATTATTTACGTTTTTACAAAGCGCACAAACCCAGACTTTACTTTTGAACAGGCAGGCGAGTTCTCGATGGAACAAGCCACTGCACTATTCAGCGGTGATGACGACCCAAAAGAAAACTAAGAGAGGAGCAAGCCGAACGTATGGCCGACTTCTGCCTGGCAACAAAAATGAGCCCGACAGAATACAGGTCGTTGAGTCAAAACGAATACAGAGCATTCGTAAAGATTCTGAACCGTCTGGCTAAATAGAGATGGCCGCTTTATCACTAAAGTTTCTCTTAAACGATAAAGGTTTACAGGATGGGATTAGACGTTCTAAAAAAGGTCTATCCGGCTTTGAGAAAACAACAAAAAAAGTTTCTAGCGGTATTAGCAAAGCACTCGGCGGTTTTGGCATTGCTCTAGGTGCTAGCGCACTGATCAGCGGACTAACCAACGCAACCAAAGCAGCAGCTGAGGATTTGAAGCAGCAGAAACTACTTGCCGGGCAGTTACAAAGAACCACTAAAGCATCAGAGGCTCAAATTAAGGGAGCGGAACGCTTCGTCCAGAGCCTATCTAAGCAAACCGGTATCCTCGACGATGACTTGAGACCAGCCCTATCGAATGCCGTCAGAGGCTCAGGTAGCCTTGCACGCGGTCAAAAGTTACTCCAAGTAGCCTTAGACGGCTCTGTGGCTTCAGGCAAGCCCCTAGACACCGTTTTGAACGCTCTAATCAAAGCCAACAACGGCAATACGCAAAGCCTGTACCGCTTGGCACCTGAGCTTCGCAAAACTAAAGGCGGCATCGACGATTACGCCGAGTCCGTCAAGGGAGCAGCAGTTGCCGGTGCAGACCCCTTCGCGAAGTTCAATGTTGCGGTCGAGAACCTGGCAGAGGAGTTCGGCACTCAGTTGCTTCCGTATGTTGAGCAGTTTGTGACGTTCTTGACCGAGACGGCCATTCCAGCGATTAGTCAGTTCATCGAGGATGCCAGCAATCCAAATACCGACACAGGTAAAGCCTTCAAGGCAATTAAGGAAGCCGTTGTCGGTAAAGATGGCAAGAGCGGTGTTTATGGTTCAATCCTGCTAGTGATTGACGCTATCGGACAGTTGTTTGGTTCATTATCGTCCAACGGCAACGCGCTCGACGGTCTGGTAAAGGCTTTTGAGATTCTGGCCGTATCACTCGACGTTATCTTGTTCAACATTGCCAGCATTATCAACCAGCCACTATCTGGCTTTGCTGATCGTGTAAAGAAGCAGATTTATGGTGCAGCTGCAATCAAGGCCATTCTTGAGCGCGAATCATTGTTCCCAGACACGTTTGTTCCAGGCAAGGGTCAAACCGGTATGTCTGTCATTGCTGCAGAGAACTCTGGCAAAACTAACAACTACACCATAAACATCAACAAAGCCAACATGACTCCGCAAGAGATTATCGCTGCAATCAAGAGGTACGAGCGCGAAACAGGCAATGGGTAATGGCTAACGACGTTTTTGACATCAGCACCGATATTCAGGTGCTTGTCTATACTTACGACCCGAACGTTATGGTCTGGTCATCCTCGCGATGGGATCAAGACAACTGGGCATCAGGTTCCGAAACTATGTCTTGGCAACAGGTGACAGGTGACGTTGTAAACATACAAACCAACAACGGTTTCGATGTTTTGAGCGGTTACGCTCGACCAATAACTCCGACGGCCACAATCGTGATGCAGGGAGCCGATTATGACCCTGCCATGAACTCACTCATGCGCCCTGGCACACCAATCGCTATTCGTGTCCGCCCGAACCCTGACACCGCTTCAACTGTTTGGAAAACGCTTTGGCAGGGCAGAATCGCAGACTGTGACGTTAGTTACTCGATTGACTGGCTAAACAAAATCACGTTCCAGTGTGACCACCCTATTCGTGACGTCCTGAACTACACCTCGGTTACAGGCATCTCGGTGCCTAATCCGTGTTACTCGACAGACTTTTGGACTGTAATGAACGCTGCTACAGGCGTAAACATCATCCAGTCGGGTGCGCCCGGACTTGTGGGTTATGACGTTCAAGGATTCACCACTTCGGGCAATGTCGATTACGGCACGCTAGTCAACAACCTGAGCGACACTAACCTCGGTGCGCTGGTCTATCAACCGAACCTG